GCTCTTGCTGTGTCTTTTGATAATCATATTGGGCACGATTACATTGATGACGCAGATGATAGATTTGATTGGTACCATCGGACTGAATTAAGATTACCTTTTGACTTACAATATTTTAACAAGATAACTAAAGGCGGCGTTCCTCAAAAGACTTTAAATGTTTGTCTTGCAGGTACAGGTGTTGGTAAATCTTTGTTTATGTGTCACCTGGCTGCCTCTAGTTTACTTGAAGGTAAAAATGTTTTATACATTACTTTAGAAATGGCAGAAGAAAGAATTGCTGAAAGAATAGACGCAAACTTATTAGATGTAACAACAGATGATTTACACGCTCTACCTAAACAAATGTTTGATGATAGAGTAAAAAGATTGAAAGAAAGAAGTCCTGGCAAATTAATTATTAAAGAATACCCAACTGCTTCTGCTCATAGTGGACATTTTAAATCATTATTAAATGAACTTGCATTAAAGAAAAGTTTTAGACCAGATGTATTGTTTATTGATTATCTTAATATCTGTGCTTCAAGTAGATTTAAAGGTGGTAATATTTCATCTTACTTCTACATAAAAGCAATCGCAGAAGAACTCCGAGGTCTTGCTGTTGAATTTAAGTTACCAATATTTACTGCTACACAAACTACAAGAAGTGGTTATACTAGTACAGATATTGGACTTGAAGATACTTCCGAGAGTTTTGGTTTACCTGCAACTGCTGACTTTATGTTTGCTTTAATGACTAACGAAGAGTTAGATAGTCTTAATCAGATGAAAGTTAAACAATTGAAAAACAGATATAGTGATCCTGCAATCAATCGTAGTTTTATTATTGGCGTTGATAGAAGTAAGATGAGATTGTATGATGTAGAACAAAAAGCACAAAACATAGTAGACGCTAACCAGGAGAAAGAAATTGAAGTTGACCCATACGATAAGTTTTCTGACTTCAAAGTTTAAAAAATATATGCCTCGTAAAAAAGCAATTAATAAGATAAAACAAAAAGGAACAAGACATTTGGAAGAAGGTGAGTTACTACATTACACAAAATCTATGGTAAAGAAGAAAGGTAAGATTTACTGGAGAGTTACAGAAAAACCTACAGGCACAATCATTAAAGACTTCTTCTTTGAAAAAGACGCAAGAGCATTAGTAAGATTTCAAAATAAACATAGAGTTTGGCAAGTTAATGGAGGTATACCACATTTCCTAACTGATTATCACAAATAAATATAGTTAGAGAGAGAACTATGGCATTATTTCAAAGGAAAGATTTACCTAAATCAAAATATATCGTATCTATTGTAGCCAAAATTAAAAAAGGCACATCAATAAAAGTAGAAGGCGGCAAGTCCTACAAGTTTAAAAAAACTAAAGATATTGATATGTTAGAAAAAACACAAACAGATTTTCAAAAGTATAGTAAAATACTTTATCCTAACAACAAATACGCACCTATATTTACCGATGGTAAAAAGTATTTTACATTTATAGAAATAGATAAAGCACCGTTTTCAGGTATGGGTGCTACATCAAGGAATGCGTTAGGTAAAGCATTAGCAGACGCAGGTGAATTAGCAACCGTAATGTCTTTGAGAAAAGATATTAAAACTGCTAAAGATACTAAACAATCTATATTTCAAAATAATCCAGACGCCTTTTCTGATTGGTACGATACATTTCAACTTACAAGACCAGCAGTAAAGAAGGTTGTAGGTTCTTTAAGTAATTTTGATATAATCCACGATGCTACGGATACATCAGATTTTACGACTACTATTAATAAATTTGTAAGTAAAACAAATTTTACAAAAAAAGATTCTTGGAATCCAGCAGATATTTTTATAGTTAGTAAAAATGGAAGAGCTAAAATAACAAGAGATTTAAAAAAGATAGTTGATAATTATGATGTTAAAGATGGATTAGTTAGTATGTTTAACGATAAAATGTATAAACTTTATAAGAAGAGAATACTTTTTCCTATTTCTCTTAAACAAATAATTTCAGAAAAAGCAAATATAGATTATACAAATATACCAGGTCAAACTAAAGTGGCAGATTACGATATTGAAATAGCAAAATTTAATTGTAACTTGTCTGCCGAAGGTAAAGAAATAGGTTTATTTACTTTTGTTAATAATGATACAAACAAACAAATTAATATGCAAGTTAGAGGATTTCCTCATAGTTATGGTGTTGCACAAACTGAAATTACATCCGATGGCACACCAACAGGAGGTCGTCTAGGAAAAGTTTCTACAAAAGTTGTTGATAGTGTTTTGGGTCAATACAATGATGAAAGAATTAGTAGTATAAGATATTTTGGAACAAGACCATTTGAAAATATTAATGAAGCTAAATGTAAAGAAATATATGATATGTACGAGACCGTTATTAAAGATACAAAAGTTAAAAATGAAGAAAAAATAAGTTATAAAGAATTTAAAAAATTAATTGAAGTTGCAAAAAGAAATAGAAGAATTGCAGAAAATATGTGTATGAAGATTCAAGGATTAAAAATAATGCACTTCTTTATAAAAAATAAAAAAGATGTATCTACTATTATGAATAAGATGATAAACGGTGCTAAAAAAATTAGTCCTGATAACGGATTTTTTATTAAGATATACTAGAGATAAAGTCTTATAAATAGTAGAGACGAAGTGAGTATTATATTGATGGATAGTTTATTTGTATATGGAAAAAATGAAGGACACAAATGTTTAGTTTTAAAGGTTATTCAAGCTCGGGTACTAATACACACCTAGAGCATTTAGAAGATAGTATTATAAATGACGGCGCTAAAGGTGGTAGAAATGCGATTGCATTTTTAAAATCTTTACAGAAAATGCTTGTAGGTAATTCAAGTAAGAAAGTAAATGTAACCGTTAAATGGGACGGTGCACCTGCCATAGTTTGTGGTATCAATCCTGAAAACAACAAATTCTTTGTTGGCACAAAATCTGTATTCAATAAAACTCCCAAAATCAATTATACAATTTCAGACATAAACAGAAACCATAGTGGTCCTGTTGCAAGTAAACTTGCTGTATGTTTGAGAGAATTAAAAAAATTAGGTATAAGAGGTATCGTACAAGGCGATTTATTATTTACAAACGAAGATAAAAAGAATGTAAGTATAGATGGCGAAACTATGATTTCTTTTACACCTAATACAATTACATATGCGTTTCCTGTTGATAGTCCTGCAGGTAGAAGAGTTGCAAGAGCAAGATTAGGTATTGTATTTCACACTCAATACAATGGTAATGATATGGCAAGTTTAAATGCAAGTTTTGGTTATGTAAGAGGTATTAATTCTGCTAGTGTATTTGTTCCATCAGCACAATATAAAGATACATCTGGTAACTCTACAATGAATAGAAGTGAAGTTGCTAAATTTAATGCACAATTAAGAATGGCAGAAGGTAGTTTACAAAAAGCAGGTCCTTTACTAAATCAGTTTGACGCTAGAGACCCTATATCAGTAGGATTTAAATTAAAAACATACTTCAATAGTATTGTTAGAGGTAATCAAGGTATGGGTAAAGTAAAACATTTAACAGATGGCTTTTATGATTACTATGCTAATTTTATTGACGCAGAAATAGACGCAAGAAAAACAGCAAAAGGTAAAGAAAAATTTAAAAAAGCAAAAGTAGATAACTTAAAATTTATTGAAAGAAATAAACAATCATTATATTTTGCAATTGCAAGTTATGTTACTTTACAGAATACAAAAAATACCGTATTACAGAAGTTAGCACAAATTCAAAGTATTGGTCATTTTATTAGAACTGATACAGGTTATAAAGTTACAGCACCTGAAGGATTTGTTGCAACAGATAGAGTAGGTAATGTTGTTAAACTAGTTGATAGATTAGAGTTTAGTAGAGCAAACTTTACTATCGCAAAAGATTGGGTGAAAGGATAATATGGTACAAACATTTGTTAATTTTTTAAAAGAACAAAAGATGGTTCGTGTAGTTATTATGGGTGGACCAGGTTCTGGTAAATCAACTTATTCAGAATACATAATTAGACACTTTGGTATTAAACACATTTATCCAGGTGGTCTATTAAGAAAAGAAATTGACAAAGGTGGTGCTGAAGGAGAAAAGATTAAGAATTTATTAGACAAAGGTAAGTTTGCACCTAATGATATAGTTTTAAAACTTATCAAAAAAGAAGTTGCAAAAGCACCTAAAGGTTATATACTTGATGGATATCCTAGATATATGCAACAAGTAAAAGATATGCAAAAATTTGGTATAGGTTATGATGTTGTAGTGTTTTTAGATGTAGATAAAGAAGAAGTAATAAGAAGACTTACGAAGAGAGGCAGAAAAGATGATACACCCAAAATTATATCAGATAGAATTGCCTTATACAAAAAAGAAACAGGTCCAGCAATTGACTACTTTAGAGATAAGAAAGGTTTTATTTCTATCAAGGCTCAAGGTAAAGAGCCAGGAGATATTGCGAAAGATATTATAAAGGAAATACAAAATGAGTTATAGACCATTACCAGATAATTTAACATTAAAACTTTCTACAATAGAAGGTTTTGGTATATTTGCGAAAAAGAAGATTGATAAGTTTGAAGATTTAGGAATATCGCATTTAAAATTAGGAAAAGAAATGTTTAGAACACCATTAGGTGGTTTTTTAAATCATAGTGATACACCTAATTGTCAGAAGATAGAAGTAGATGGAAGATATTATATACAAACTTTACGAGATATTAAAGAAGGAGAAGAGTTAACATTAAAGTATACTCTATACAATGTATGAAACAATTTAAAGAAATAATGCTAGAAATTTATACAGGTTATAAAGGATATAATGTTGGAGATAAAGTTAGAATTAAAGGTGAAAAAGCAATGGGAGTAGGAGAAATTTTTGCTATAGTAAAACCTTATGGCACCAGAAAAGAACCTGAATATGAAATTAAATGGCACGGTAAAAATTATGTTTCTAATAAAAGAGTAGAAAGAAAAGATATTATAAAAGTATGAAACAATTTAAACAGATAATACAAGAAGGTGTTTACGACCCAGGTATTTTTAAAGCCTTCTTTTTAGCAGGTGGTCCTGGTTCTGGTAAGACATATGTTACAAATAGAGTTACTGGTGGTATGGGTTTAAAGATGGTTAACTCCGATATAAGATTTGAAAGATATTTACAAAAGGCAGGTCTATCACTAAAAATGCCTGATAGTGAAGCAAGTGCTAGAGACCCATTAAGACAAAGAGCAAAACAAATTACAGGCGACCTAATGGACAGATATATTAGAGGTCGTTTAGGTTTAGTTATTGACGCAACAGGTAGAGACTATCTT